ACACCGACTGCAACACCATCACAATCAATTATTGCGACGTTTGCAACACCAACACCGACTGCAACACCATCACAATCAATTATTGCGACGTTTGCAACACCAACACCGACTGCAACACCAACAACTAGTGGAGGTGGAGGAACTGGTTCTACACCATAATAAACGATGAATATATAATAATATGAATAAATTAAAAAATATATTTGCTAATAAAAACACTGTTATATTCATAGCAATTGCTTTATTTGCTTTACTGTTTCTTAGACAATGTAATCAAACTGAAAATCTTAAAAGAGAAGTAGAGATTGCTAAAGAAGATTCTAATAGAAATTTCAATAATTATTTAGCATCAAAGGATACTATCAGAACAATGACTTCCAGTAATGGCAGTTTAGTCTCTGAGATTAGAAGCTATGAACTTGATTTAAGTGATTTAAAAGATGATCAATCTATATTAATAAAGAAATATAAGAATGCATTAAATATAAATAAAGATTTAAATAAAGTAAATTCATTATTATCTGCAAACATTGATATTAAAGATAGCATAATAGTAAATACGGTTTCTACAGAGGTAGATTCAGTAACAACTAAATTAACTTTTAATAAGTTTAATGATTTTGGCGATAGTAATTCTAGAGATCTTAAAGGTATTATGTTTGTAACAAAGGATTCTACTGGATTTAATTACGGGGATGCAACGTTTGACATAACACATAAAATTAGTTTATTAGCTGCTATTGAAAATATCAACGGTGCTGATCAATTAAAAATATCAACAAAATATCCTGGATTAACTTTCACAGATATTGAAAACATAAATCTAATAAATACAAAATTGAATAGAAAGCCAGTTAAGAAAGGTGGATTTGCTATAGGATTTGGTATTGGATATGGAATCAACTTAAACAATAATCAGGTCATAAGTACTGGTCCTTCAATAGGCATTGGATTATACTACTCACCAAAATGGTTAAGATTTTAAAATAATATAAAAGAATGGCACAATCATCAAGATATTTCTATTTAGACTCTGATATTTTATTAGAGTTTATATACCACGATCAAAGTAATCCTACCAAATATCAAATTGAAGTAGATGATAACGGTAGTGAAGTAAAATTCCTAGACACTGTCAAAGGAGATCCTTCTAAACAACGCCACTTAATTAATGAATTGGGTAGTGCTGTAGTAAATTTTGATGTTACGTCATCTAGCGGATATTTGTCTGTAGAGAACTTTGCTGCTAGAACACTTTTATTACAAAACGGTAAAACATATAAGTTTAACTTAAGTCTATTACCAGATCCTTCTGCATTCAATTTATCTGGAGCACTTGGAATTTATTCATATTCTTCAACTACAAAGATAGGTCAATTTACACCAACACAAAACGGTACTATTGATTATACATATACTGGATTAATAGGTGGTAAAATAATTGTAGACACTAGAGCTAACCCTCTTTTTGCAAACCCTGATGAAAATACTGGTAATGATATCAACCAAACAATTGGAAGATACCACGCAGTAAAGTCTGATGCTACCGGATCTAAATATGCTTTATTAGGATATGATTCAACTGGAGATTATGATATGTTTAATTACATTAATAATAATATTGATTGGACCGGTGGAAATGAAACAGATCTTTTAAATTCACAAACGAATGCAATGGATAATATTAATCATATCAAATATGATAGTATTAGATTACACCTTAGAAGTGGATATAGTTTTGCGGCAAGAGGATATGAAGGTTTCTTATTTGAAGTTGCAGCCGCTAGAACATCTGGAGTTAAAAACAATTTAACACAATTAGTATACTTAAATACAAGTAACTACGAATACGCAAATCCTAAACCTTTTATTTTAGGTGAAGCACTTTATAGTAAATTCATTGATCTTAAAGTACCTACATTAGTACAACAGAATACTGAATTTAATGATTTATTTTATGGAACAGGCGTTATAGGTTCTAGTGATCTAAATCCAACTGCTAACTATGAACTTACATTTAAGCTTATAGATTCTTTAGAGACATTTAATGGTTATGATTATTTTCAAACAGCTGAAGAAAACAAGTTTACAGTTTCTAGAGAAGATGAATTTCAAGATTTTACAGTGGTTGTAGAAGATGCTGATGATGGTGATTACTTTAAAATATACGGAGAAAAGGATGATTCAATTGGAGCATTCGAAGGATATATTCTAAATCAAATACAAACATCATCCGACGATATTATAGCAATGTTTGATGTAGATGTCTTTGAAACAATAGGTACATCAGAAGTTAAAACATTCCAAACAACTTATACTCAATATGATGATTTCAGTACTCCAATAGTTTTTAGACCTGTTATTATTAATAGTAACATAGCATCTAGTTTTTCTATTGATGTTACAATGAGAATATGGAATCAAACTGATAATACACAGATTGTAAAAAGAGCTAGTTTATCAATTAATCAAGCCGCTAAATATGGTAAGAGATTGAGTAAGCTACGTATTAATTCTCCGAATCAATTAACTGAAGTTTATAATGTATTACCTGCAATGGCTTCTAATAAAATAGTAGAAGGTATATTTACAGATAATTTACCACAAAGTATTAAGCACATACCAACATTTATTGAAAGACATAACGTAATTGCTAGTAGTTCTAATATAATGTTTACTACTAATAATACAAACATAACAACACAAAGCGTTGAAGAAATAGATACAAAGCCGTTCGTATCATCTGGTGATTTGAATATTGAAATTTCACCATTTGCAAGTTATTATAAATTTGTAATAGCTAAACAAAGAGGTGGAGATATTGAATATGTTTCTTTAACAGGTATAAAGTCTGTTATAATGACGTTTGCGGATGGGAAACAAAAACTTAAATTTAATAACATATCTAATAAAGATATTGATATGGAAAGAGGTGAAGTACTCTTTCAAATAAATGAAGCAAACGCAAATACAATAAGAGGCATGCAGAATAAAACATTCTATATCAGTGTCAATAACGGAATAGATGAGAACATGATCTTGTCTGGTAAATTTAAAATTTAAATATGGTTCTTAATAGTAGAAATAACGGTTTTGATTTTAGATTTCCTAGAGGATTTGTACCCAAAGAGGTAGCCGATAAATATAAGAAATATCTTAATAAGGTTCCAGGTGGATTATTATCTGAACCCGTTGATTTTGTTAATTATAGTATTCAAGGTATTAATATACCTGGTGTTTCATTTGATCCAATTACACAAGAGGATAACGATGGTACTAAAAGACATCATAGAGGTGCAATGCCAATTCAAAATACAATTAACAGAGAATTTACAGTTAGTATGCAACTACTAGATGGTTTTATTAATTATTGGATTATGATGGATACTCTATTATATTATTATGCAAGATCAACTAAGCAAGCATATACTGAACCTTTAACTTTAAGAATACTAGATGCCGAAGGTGCATCAGTAGCATATTTAGAATTTACTGATTGTATTATGAATTCTATAAATGAATTAAGTTTAAACTTTGCAGAAAACGTATCTTCGTTTAACACATTCGATATTACGTTCTTTTATAATAAATTGAATCTACGTTTAGAAGTAGAATAAAATATAGGATATATAACATATGAAAACATTTAACAAATACATTGTCGAAGAATCTATTTCTGAAAACGATATGGAACTAATCAACGAAGGACTACAAGAAGAATGGACTCCGGAATTAGAAGCTAGAATTGATGAAGCACTTGCTTTATTTGATGAGCAATACATGAATGAAGATGGTACATATGACATCGAAAGCTTTAACGAAGAAATAACTAATGAAGGATTCTTTGGATCTATTATTGGTGGTCTTACTGGATTTGCACTAGGTAAATCAGTTGGTAAGATGGTTGCTAAAGTCCTTGGTATACAAAAGGGTATTATTTACGATTTATTAACCTCAAGACTTGTTGGTGCCGCATTAGGTGCTAGTCTTGGTAAAAGAATATAAATGAATTACTTAGCAGTAGACTTTTCCCTCAATTCCCCTGGAATATGCATATATAATGATAAGAGTAAGAACTTTCATTTTATTAGTTACATAAAACCCAAAACAGGTACTAAAGCAGAACAGAGACTTCAAGAAGAGATATCATTATTTAGTGATGTTACTTTAGTGAGCCAACCAGATTTTACAAATAAAGAATCATTCTCAAGTGCAGAACTTTTAAAGATCAAGCGTTATGATAAGATGGCTGATGATATTATTAATTTAGTATTACAGAACTCTCATGATGGTGATGGTTTTACTATAGCATTTGAAGGTACTTCTTATGGTTCTAAAATGGGAACTAACAATATGATTGACATGGCGGCTGGCGCTGCAATCCTCAAACTTAAACTTTTAAGAACTTTAAATCCAGAAGATATTCTAACTGTTGCTCCAACCACTATTAAGAAATTTGCTGGTAAAGGTAATATGAATAAGCTTCAATTATTTGATGCCTTTCAGCAAAATGTGAACGAAGACCCAGTCTTGGCTAAAAGCCCTTTGTGGAAATACGTTAAAGGTTTGGAAGTTGAAAAGAAGATCCCAAAACCATTGGACGATTTGGTGGATGCTTATTTCTTAGTTGCATACATATCTACACCTCAAGCCTAATCTATCTTTGACTTTAAGACATTTATTATATGCACGTGGCGCAAAACTGTTTCATAATTACTAAAAAATAATTAAAAAATAATTAAATAGGCTAGTTTTGAAACAAACAGAAAGTGTGATATATAATAGGTAGTTAGCAAGATTAACTAAAATATTAATATGCAAAAACTAGTTACAATAGATTACTTCCACCTTAATAAGGTTCTCATAAAAATGGTGAGAAATAACCAGCTTAGTCAAACTGAGCGCGAAGAGTTATTACACAAATCTGGACTGATTAAGTCAGAGAACGGAAAGTGGAAAGAAGATAATGGAGCTATTTTAACCATGGATAATAAATAAGTGAAACTTTGCTAAAGTTACATATATAAGTATTGAAAATAATTTCAAGGTAAACAATTAAACAATTAACAAACTAAACAATTTAAAGGTATGAGCGAATCATTTGACATTTTTAATTTGGGCATCGAAGACGTGGAAACACATCAAGTCCAAGCAAGTACATCTTCACAAGAGATCTACAAACCATCCGCAGACGACGGAAAAGACGGAACTTACAAAGCACTAATACGTTTTGTACCAAATCCTGAAAATCCTCGTAATTCACTAATTCAAAAATACGTACACTGGTTAACTAATTCTAGTGGTGACGGTAAATTGGTAGATTCTCCATCAACTATTGGTGAGAAATGCCCTATCGCAGATGTATTTTGGAAACTACGTAAATCAGATTCAGCAGTAGACCGTAAGTCTTCTGAGAAACTGAAAAGACGTCAACAATACTACGCATTAGTAAAGATCATTAAAGATCCACAAAACACAGATTTAGAAGGACAATACAAAATCTTCAAATTTGGTTATAAGATCAAAGAAAAGATCGATGCAGAATTAAAGCCAAACTTTGGTGAACCAACTCAAGTATTTGACCTTTTCGAAGGAAAGAACTTTGAATTAGTTATCACTAGACAAGGTGAATATAACAACTATGATACATCTAAATTCTCAGCTAGTCAATCAGCGGTAATTATGGGCGATGCACCAGCAGAGCGTAATAAAGAAACTATGACTGCTATTAAAGCAGAATTAGAGTCAGCTCCTTCATTGAAAGGATATGATTACCAAGCATGGGACGAAGATACAAGGTCATTTGTAAATGACGTATTAAGAATGTATCTTAATCCAGGTGATTCGATCGGTGAAATGACATCGAGCGCTCCTAGAAAAAAGACTAAAACTGCAACAGCAGTTGCAGAAAAGGCAGCGCCAACTAAAACAGAATCAACTTCAAGTGTTTCAACAGATGATGATCTAGATTCTTTTTTAGATGACCTTGATATCTAATATAGAACTTACTGAAGAGTTAAAGGATAAAATAAGATACGCACTTAAACAAGTAGTATCTCAAGTACATCCTGAACCTAATAAGAAACTACTTAAAGACATGCATGGGCGTATAACCTGTGCATGTCCTTATTGTGGTGATTCTTATTCGGATGACACTAAGAAAAGAGGCAATATATTCTGGGATACTCTACAGTATCATTGTTACAATTGTAGTCATCATACAAATGTTTATACATTTTTAAAAGATCATGATGTTAAGATGGACACATCTGATGCATCTTTCTTGATCATAGATTACATAAAGCAAAACAAGATACAAGTCAACCCTGAGTCTGTATTAAAGCACCAAGCACTAGAAAAGGTTCATGAATTAGCAATAGACATTGATACGTTTAAAGTAAAATTCAGAGCAAAATCAATAGTTCCAGGTGATTGGATATGGTTTCAATTGAAAGATAGATTATTACACAATAGACTTGACGACTTCTTATATTCAGAAAAAGAACACAGATTGTGGATTTTAAACTTTAGTAAAGATAACAAAATAATAGGTGCACAGACGCGTAGGATGAAAGGATATGGCCAGAGATATTTGACATATGATTTACCTAAACTCTATGAAGAAATGGGAGCACCGCTTGAAATGACTAATGAAGAGTTAAATACTCTTACGAAGATTTCAACATTGTTTGGTATTATGCAATTAAATTTCCAACGGCCTGTTACATTATTTGAAGGACCATTAGATGCAAAGTTCATGAATAATTCATTAGCGCTTGCAACTGCCGGAAGATCAACTGATGATTTTGATGAAATACCAACTGTCAGATATATGTTTGACAATGATATAACTGGTAAAAAGAAAATGGCAGAGAAGCTTAAAAAAGGCAGACCTGTATTCATGTGGGCTAAATTCCTTAAGGACAGTAAGTTAGATATATATAATATTAAAGATCTAAACGACTTAATGAAGAAATGCTTTGAGCTTAAAATCGATGCTCATAAAAAGATCGATCAATATTTCACTTCAAGTCAATTAGATTTATGGTACGTTTAATAGATATTAACAACATGGTTGAAGACAGTTTTGATGAATTTCAAAAGGACAGTGACAGATTTAAAGGCATGAAACTCATGATAGATTTTCAGTCATTAGATCTTAGCGTCAATGCCCCAGAAATTGCATTTCCAAAACCTAAATTTAAGAAGAGGCATATTACTTCAACATTTATAAAACCTAACCCCAACAAGAAATCATTATTTTAATATGAGCAAAGAAAACATATTAGCATTAGATAGGAAGCTGAGCGGTCAAAGAACCGAATGGACTAGAATTATCAAAGGATTAGCTCAAAGTTTAAGAAACATAAACGAATTAGAGGTAACCATTGCTGAAGTGCTTTCGTCTAGACAATCGCTTGTCGAACAGATGTCATATATAAATATGAAAGTTAAGGAACAAAAGGCTAAAATAGCCATTAGATATAGAGAAGCATATATCAGATATTACGAGTACGATTACAAGCTTGGTGAAAAGCAGAAAGAAAAGTTTATTGAAACTGACTTAGCCACTGAAAACATGATATTGTCTCATTTAGAAAATCAAGTAGAATTTTTTAGAGACTCGGTAAAAACCCTAGATAATATGGGATTTGCCATTCGCAATAGACTTTCATTGAAGGATCTATAACGATAAATAAAAATGCTCTTACAATGTGGAGCTTAGTTTAACTGAAAACAAGCAGCTGCTTCGTATTGACGACGCAACTGAACTAGAATTAGAACAACTCAATATATCTTTGAATAAAAGAATTGAGTCATGGCGATTTAACCCTCTGGTTAAAAAGGGACTATGGGATGGATACGTATCATATATTAAAGATGATAAGTGGATTCCTGCTGGTTTATGGAGAGAAGTCATGGGTATATGCAAGGACTATAAGTTTGAGTTTAAACTTAATGGTATTGCAGAGATATTTGATACTGGTATTAATCAAGAAAGATTTAACGAATGGGCTTTAGCATTCTTTGATAAATCGGAAATCAAACCGAGAGATTATCAATTAGAAGCAGCCTTCAATATATTAAAATTCAAAAGATGTTTAAGTGAATTGGCGACTTCTGCCGGTAAAACACTTATATCATTCCTAACCGTAGCATACTTATTAGAACACGAAAAAGCAAAGAAAATACTTTTTATAGTACCTAATGTTTCATTGGTATTACAAGCCAGTGAAGATTTCTTAGATTATAATTATAGAAATGCTATAGATATTAAAGTACAACAAATTTATAGTGGCCAAAAATTAAGACCAGGTAGAAACGTTATTATTGGTACATATCAATCACTTGTCAAAAAGGATAAAGCATACTTTGCAGAATTCGATGCAGTTATTGTAGATGAGACACATAAAGCAAAATCTGCTTCAATTAAAACAATCTTACAAAAATGTCTTAACGCTGATTACAAATTTGGATTGTCAGGTACAATACCAAAAGAAGGTACATTAGACAGACTGACATTAATGGCATATACTGGCCCTTTGATTACAGAGATCAGTGCAAACTATTTACAAAATGAAGGGTATATTGCTCATTGTAAAGTAAAGGTTATAAAAATGGATTATGCACCACAGTCAACTAAGGATGCGTTCAGAGAAATGTCACAGAATAGATATGAATCAAAAGATGTATATAAGTTTGAGCAAAACTATGTGATTAACTCACCAGGACGTCTTAATTTCATAACTAATATCATTTCTAAAGTAAAAGGTAATGGTTTAGTTTTATTCCATCGAATTGAACATGGTAAAAAGATATACGAAAAGTTACGTCAAGAAAGTAATAAGACTGTATATTATGTTGATGGTGGAATTGACAAAGATGTTAGAGAAGAACACAAAAAGAAAATGGAAGCAGGTGAAGAGGTTGTTATTGTTGCATCTTATGGAACTTTCTCAACAGGTATTTCTATTAACAAAATACACAACATATTCTTTACAGAATCATTTAAATCAGAAGTTGTAATTAGACAATCAATTGGTCGTGGATTAAGACAACACTCATCAAAAGACTTTGTAAACATCATTGATTTCGTAGATGATCTAAGCTCACCTGATTGGGATAATTATCTAATGAGACATTCTAAAGAAAGACAACGAATCTACAGGGAACAGAAGTTCCAGTACGATATAAAAAATGTGGATTTTGAAGGAGATATATAATAAAATAATAACTACATACAAAAATAAAAATAATATTATGCAAAAATTAAAATCTTTTGAACAATATGCCACAGAGGCAAAGATTTCAAATGCTAGAACAGTAGAAGAAGACGCTTCTACAAAAAGATCAAACGAAGCAGAAACTTACAAGAATTTATTATCTGAATTCAAAGTTACATCTGTAAAAGAATTAACAGAAGATCAAAGATCTGATTTTTTCATCAAGCTAAGGGATTCAGAAGTTAATGAAGCACTTTCACTTATTGAAGAAGGTACAAGAGGTCAGTTTGGTAAAATTGACAAAAAAGGTAATATCACTTCAGTTTATACTCATTATGATTCATATCCAGAAAACATTTTACCACTTCTTCAAAAAGATTACAAAAACGGTAAAAACGTTGACGATGTAATTAAAAGAGGAGATAGTTCTGGTTTAGATGCTATGAATAAAATGAATTTCTATGGAGATAATAGTAAACCATCTACAGGAAGCATATCTAATATTTCTAAATATCTAAGAGATGCAAATGATAAAGGTGGAGCAGAATTTGTTTATTTATGGGATGAAGGTAATAAAGAATGGTTAATGGCAGATCTTTACGGTAAAGGTCACGATGACGTATATCCTGCATTCGAATCACTTTCAGCTTCAGTAAATGAAGCAATTAAAGTAGAATATAAAAGAGACGCTAAAAAAGTAGCTACTGTTTATAATAATTTATTCGCTAAGAAATTAACTGATTTAGGTGCAATGTCTAAAGAAGGTAAATTAGGTTGTATTAAATACTTATTTGAAATGGCAATGGAAGACGCAAACTTTTCAAGAGAAGGTTTCAAGATTTCTAAAAACATTAAAGGATCAATTAAAAGCTTTGAAATTAAAATGTCAGGCTTAGGTAATTATTTCGTTAAGATTGGTGCAACAACAACTAAGAGAGTATTAGATCAATATTATTCAGATCTTGCAAATGCAGCAAGTTGGGCAGGTATTAGTATTGTAGAAGGTACAGCACTTTATTTAGAGAGCATGAAAGAAGAAGCAGCAGGTCAATCATTATTAAATGCATTTAATATGGCATTTGAAGGTAATGAAAATATATGCGAAGCAACTGCAGTAATGGATGCAATTGATCCTAAATCTAAAGGACTTGCAAAATTACTAAAGAAGAATAAAGTTACAATGGAAATATTGGATATGAACGGACCATCTGGTCATCCAGAAGTTGAACTTACAGGAAAAAGAAAAGATATAACAGCAGTACTCGCAGATGACGAATATGGATGGGATGACGCTGACTTGGCAGAATACATCGAAGAATCTAAAGTCAATGAAGATATTAAGTGTTCAAATAAAAAAGGACATTCATATAAAGAAATAGACAAAGACGGAACAGTAGAATGTGAACACTGTGGTTTAAGAAATTCATTATCGGAAGCAGAAATTACTGAAGCTGAAGTTTCTTCAATTGAAGACTTTCAAGAATATGCAACTACTGTATTGAAAAAAGCATTCGGTGAAGAATTTGACGAAGCAAAGGCACAAAAGGTAATTGATGGCATTTTAGCTAAATCTGATGGAGATTACGGAACAGCAGTTGGAATCTTAACAAACTCATTAGGTTAAAATAATAAAACTCAAAACAATGAAACAATTTCTATCATATCAACAATTTCTAGTTGAAAAAGTAAACGTATCTATATTAGACGACTTAATTGTTGAAGGCGGTGCAGCAGGACACATGTCGCATCCTTTCGATGAAAGAGATTTAACATTTGGAGACTTTAAAGAGATCATAAGTGCAGGACTTTCTGGTAATTTAACATTCGATGAAGAGCCTACAGAAAAAACGGATGGTCAAAATGTATTCGCTACAGTACAAGACGGAGAAGCTAAATTTGCAAGAAACAAAGGTGATATGAAATCTCCAATGTCGTTAGCAGATTTTAAACAGAAGTTTGAAGGACATCCTAGTCCATTAGTACAAGATACATTTCAATTTGCTGCTGAAGATTTAGCACAAGCATTGATAAAATTACCAAGTAAAGATTTAGAAGTGTTTAACAACGGTAAGAGTTTCATGAATATGGAATTGATTTACTCTAAGAACCCTAATGTAATTTACTATGATCGCGATATAATCCAATTTCATGGAATTAAGCACACTGACGGTGAAGGTAATATAATCGGTGACGATAACAAATATGCATCTTCAATTGCTAAAGCTCTACAAAAAGTTAAGGCAGATGTTGGTAATACATTTACTGTAATTCCACCCCAAATCGTTAAGATAGGAAAGGATATTGATTTTGAAAAGAACAAAGATAAATTCATCAAAAAAGTAGAAGACTTAAAAGCTGTATATAAATTAACAGATGCTGATGAAGTTTCTAGATATCACGAAATGTGGTGGAGAGATCAAATAGAATCTAATTTCCCAGATATATCGCAAGATCAAAAAGAAGGTCTATTATTAAGATGGGCATATGGTGATAAAAAGACGCTTAATTTAAGATCTCTTGATAAAGATCTTGGAAAAGATAAAGCAGCAGCCATTAAGAAATTTGACAAGGAAGATGTTAAAAAGAAATACAAAGAAAACATTAGACCTTTCGAGGATTTATTCTTAGAACTTGGAAGTGTTATTCTTAAAAATGTAAGTAACTTTGTTGCTGCAAATCCAAGTGATGAAATGCAAAGGTTACATACTCAAATTAGAACAGAGGCTGACAAGGTTAAAAAGGGTGGAGATATTAAACAAATAGAGAAAGTTGTTTCAGAACTTGAAAGACTTGAACGAATCGGAGGTATTGAATCTATTATACCAACTGAAGGTATTGTTTTCATATATAAAGGTAAAACAATGAAACTTACAGGAACATATGCTGCGATAAATCAGCTAATGGGTATTATAAAATACGGTAGATAATTAAGATACATAATCTAGATTATTAAATACTGAATACAAAAAACACTATGGCTTTACAAAACTTAAGAACGTATTATCAATCATCTAACATCAATGACTTCGTGTCAATGTTAGATATTCCATGTGTCGTATCAGAAAAGATACAAGCGTCATCTTTCCATGTTAAAAGAACTAAAACAGGGTTTGAATACTTCAAAAGTGGTTCAAAACATGCAATGGACAGAGTAGACAGGACGATGATTAAATACTATGAAAGTGGTATTAAGTATTTCAATACTATATTAACAGAATTGACTGAAGATATGCCATTGGATTGGAAGTTTGGATTTGATTATATGTTAGATAATAAAACGGTAGATATTGAATACGATGCTTTACCCAAAAATCATTTAATATTAACACATATTCAAATATTAAAACCAAATGATTTAACACAAGTCAAAAAGGTTATTAGAGATCCTGTTATTTTAAATAAATGGGCAGATCTATTAGGAGCACAAAGACCTCCTGTTATATTCCAAGGTAAACTACAATCTAATCAAAAGGATGATCTACTTAATCTTCTAGAAATATCAGATAAAGATTTTGAAATCAAATACGGATCACAATCTTTTACAAGAACAATATACAACATATTCAACAATGGACTTAATACTCCAGCGTTAAATCATTCATTAGATAATGACATTGATGGTTTAATAATTAATTTCTCTGATGGTAAAGGCATGAAAAGCTTTAAATTGGAGAGATTTGATAGAAAGCCACAAGAAGCAAGAAAACCATCTGATATGTACCAACTTTCAATTTTGGATTTGGTAGAATTTATTACTGCGTTTGACATTACTGCTATTAAGTTAGAAGAAGAAGAGGCTGATTCAAGATACATTGAAATAATCTCTAATATATTTAATGCGTATGTTGAAAAGAACGCAACAAAATATGTCGGCACTAATTTCAACTCTGCAGATTTTTCAGAAAGGAAAGGTTTTGAACTTAATAAAGTATTCATAAAAAATGAAAAGACTTTATCATTAGTTCAGAATGAAATCTTATCAGAATTATTTAAAATTGCTTTAGGCAGTTTTAGAAAAACAAGACACAAAGAAACTGACATCATTAATAAAGATTTAATGAATCAGATCAATTCAATAGTAGATGCTATTGAAACGTCAGTTATGGCGAAAACCAATGAAAATGATGTTATGAACTTTAAATCATATTTAGTTAATCAAAAACTGCAGTATACAGAAACTCCAATATTAGAAGCATTGACAGTTAATTATCCAGAACAAGGTAAAACACCAGTTAACATGTTTGTTGGTAGATTTCAACCGTTTACATTAGGACATATTAAAGTTATAGAAACAATTCACAAACAGAATGGATTTCCTGTTGTAATATTCTTAGTTAAGTCTAAGACTAAAAAAGCAGAAGATGCATTTAAGAGACCATTCGACGAAGAAACACAAGTCGAAATGATTAAGAATCTAAAAAGCAAATATCCTATAGAAGAAGTATTTGTAATACCGACAGGCGGAATTGATCACATGTTTAATGCAATGAGACCTAAATACGAACCAGTATTATGGGGAACTGGAAGTGATAGAATGAAAACTTATGGATTCCAAGTAAATAAAGATTCTTATAGAGAAGATCTTGGCGTTAGACCTGATTTCGGATTATATGAAATACCAAGAACAGGTAAAAACATTTCAGCAACACAGGTTAGAAACGCAATGTTAGATGACGATGAGAAGTTGTTTAAGAAGCTTACACCGAAACCAATACATAACATGTATAAAGAATTAAAAGCTAAATTAGAAGAGTCCATGGGAGTCGTAACAGAATCAGAAGACGACACTTTGACATTTGATGAATTTATCAAAAATATATAATAAAACAAACAAATTAAAAATGGATACATTTGACAATCACATAAATGAAAATTTCGAAGTACATTATTCTGATGGGATAAGAGCTGCAAAAAAGTTTAAATCAGAAAAAGATGCAAGAGCATTCATGTCTGATGCTATAGAAAACAAAAAAGGTTTACAAGAAATTGCAATTTACAAAGCAGGTTCTGGATTCCATTCTACTGCAGATACTAAGGCAGTTATTTCTTTTTGGGGAGAAGGTTCTTATTTAGATAACGTTTCTAAAAAAGATTCTAAATTAGCAGCTAAGAAATTAGAAGAGTCATTAACTGAAAGACACATCACAGTAAAACGAAAGTATACTGAAAATCACCCAGCAGTTAAAGTTGGTAAAGCAGCTAAAATCAGAAACAAAGTTTTAGAAGCTATCAAAGATGGTAAAATTACCAAAGAAGAATTCAATACGATTTTAAGAGAAATGACTACGGATTCTGGCAGATGGATGAGAAGAAACTCTACTTATTTAAATGTAAGCGAAGATGGAATTACACTTTCTAAAACAGGTAAAAGAGTACTTAACGAATTAACTCCGGTTATAAATACACCAGATATTAATGAAAAGGCAAGTGCTTTTAAAATAGCAAATGCAAATGCAGAAGAAATATTCGGAGAATTCGGAATAGCAACATTATCATATGATGAGATTGCAAGAGTAATAAACATAAAGAGAGCTGACAAATTAGCCAAAAAATACGGTGAAGACAGTTTTATGGCATTAACCGAATTAGATATGGAAGAGCTTTTAAACAAGAATCCAAAATTAGTAATAGAAAATAAACAAAACAATAACATGAAAACAAATTTTATATTTGAAAGCTTTAAAGAATTCACAGAATCTTTAAACGAGGCTACAAGAAGTCGTTTTAACATCAAGTCGTTAAAAATTGGAAAAAGACAATTTCCATTTCCAGGTATTAAAGAAACAGTAAAGTCATTGTGGAATGAAGAAGTTGAAGATTATAAGAATCCAACTAGTATGGATTATATGAATAATCCTTCAGATTTAAAAAAGGTAAAATCAGCAATTTTAAAAGGTGTTAATGCTAACCTAAAGGAACAGATTCGTGCTGAATGGACAAATGGAGGCGAGGAGCTAGAACTTTCATTAGAATTGAAACATCGTGATTTCATTAGAGTTACATTAAGAACTGGTCGATTCCAAGAATATTGGAAAGATATGCTTAAAGCCGAAGTAATTTCTACTAGATATTCAGGTAGAGGTAACTATCCAGAAACAACTGATGTTGGAAAGGGCTCAGTTTCACCAAATTCAATTATAATATATTTAAGAGAAGATGGCGAATATGGTAAGCAGATAAACCACATGCACCGCGCAGTATCGGACATTCTTGATGTATCGGAATCGGTTATTGATTTTTACAATGGTATACCTCAGATTGCAATAATTGGCTCAGAATCAGATTAAAATCATATTAAAAACAAAACAATAAACAAAACAATATAAACATGAAACACAAATTTTTATTCGAATCATTCGAAGAATTCACAGAATCTTTAAATGAATCATTTGCTTCAGCTATATTAGCGGGCATATTAACAGGTAAAGGCTCTAAAGCTGACAAATCATTAACTAAGGCATTTTATGGTAAAACTAAATTAGCGTTAGACAAAGTACAAGATGAAGATATTATAGTGACTGATCCAATGACAGCATATAAAGAGAAGTCTGATAACGCAATCGTATTTTATATTTCAGATAATCAAAAAGAAAATCCATATGCACCAAGCGACGCATACGAAAGTAGCAAAGTTATACCAGGTGGAGGTTATTTATTAGCACTTGCATCGGGAGATAATAGTTTTTATGAAAACACATGGAAAAGAGGATTGATTAGAACAGGAAATAATCCAGCAGATTCCATAGGTATTTCTAAGAAGTATAAAGGTTGGGATGCAACGGGACTTTATAATGTTAAAAGAATTGCAGAAGTTGCTGATAGAGCAATTGTAATCAATTTAACATTATTACAACAAAAATATTCAACAGCGAACATAAGAGCTGAAAGAAATTCTGCTAAATCAGGTGCAATCGCATTCAAATCTGATAAAGATTTCAAATCTGATAACATGACAAGATACCAAGAAATTTTAGCAACTAAAGCTTCAAAATTACCATTAGACAAAATGGTTGCAGATGCAATTGATTCATTAGCAGAACAAATCAAATCTGGATTAAAGTCTGGTGAAAAAACAAGATATGGTGATCCGATGATTGGTAAATCATCAAAAGGTAAAGAAGTTAAATTAAGAGATGCTTCTCAGCACATGAACAATATATTAGATGACTACTCTAGATATGCTGATTATGTTAGACAAGAAGAAGATGAAATCAAAGCATATGGTAAAGCTTCTAATTGGTATGGTAAATCTGCAAAAGAATATGCAAAAAGATGTGCTGATAATATCAAGAAAATTGAAGACATGACATACGCTTGGTAATAAAACAATAATAAAACAATAATAAAACAGATATGAAACACATTAAATTATTTGAACAATTCATAAACGAATCAGATTCATCATTAAACGAAGCATTTGCTTCTACTAAATTAGCAAATATATTAACAGGTGCTAATAAATTACCAGAAGGTCTTCCAGCTGCATTTTACAAAATGACTAAACTTAAATTAGATAAAATAAAAGATGAAGATATCATCGAATTGGATCCAATGGTTGCTAGGAGAGAAAAACGAGCAAACGCAGTATACATGTACTTTGTAACAGATGAAAAAGAAAACGATTACCATATACAAAATCCATATGATAAAGATGAAGAAATATCAATATACAACGGTGGTATTATTCCAGCAAATACTTTATTGGCAATTACTAATGTAGATAATAAATGGATGAATATTGATTGGGCTAAAGATAATAAATACACACGACATGGTTCTAACCTTAAATATGCAACTATTGTACCTGATGTTGATGGACATCAAGAACTTCAACAATCTAAAAGGAAAGATTCAGCAGGAATCGACAAAGGAAATACAGGTCTAGATACTGTTATGAAAGTAGCAAGAACTGCAGATATATGCTATTGTCTTGATTTAGATATTCTTACTGCAAGATATTCTACGGTAAACCTTAAAGATGAAAGAAAAGCTGCTCAGAAAGGAGCAACTGCATTCATATCAGATAAAGACTTTAGAAAACAAACACATGCAAGATATCAAGATATCATAGCAGATCGAGCTCTTGCAATGCCACTTGATAAGAAAGTTAAAGAAGCGACAGAATTAATAGGTGAGATTATTGCAAACGCAAATGCTCGCGGACATAGAGATTCGAAAGGTGATATTCTGATAGGTACTGGTAGCCATAAATATAAAATATCAGGTATTTTGCAACACATGGACTTTCTATTGAATAGATTTTCAACATATGTACATTACACTGATCTAGATGCGCACGAATATAACGCTGGTTATGATATGGCATATCATAAAAGAAATATAAAAGATTGTGCCAAGAAGGTTTGGGATAGTATTAAAGACATTAAAAGATACCAAAAATAAAACAGTTATGAAACGCACTAAATTATACGAGGAATTTATCTCAAAGAAAACAGTAACAGAAGGTAGAAAAACAGTAGATCCTTCTACATTCGGAGATGATAAATTATCATATGACGATCAATTTAGAGGAAACACTTCATTGGCACAATCTCTTTCTTCAGATCTAGGATTTGATCCTAAAAAACCATGGTCAGAAGGAATTGGATTTGATAGTACAGATATGTACGCTTCCGGTAAAAAAGATGGAACTGTTTTATCAAATGCATTATCTAGTAAGTTCACATATGCTGAGTTATTAGACGCAGCTAAAAAGTTTTTAGAAGCTTAATATGTCAGATATTAGCAAAAAATTAACAGAAACAGTTTCAACCGCAGCAATGTCAGGTATGGGTCCAGTAGAATTACCGGGCAACGGAACATTAGGTTCTGGTGATGTACCAGCTGGTAGTGGCGATGCCGAAGAAGAATATAAAAAGAAAAAGAAAAGAATGAAACACTTAAAAACATTAGAATCTTTCATATCAGAAGGAGTAAATCTTAAACAATCTCATTTGTCATCTGAAGATTATCAAAAAGCTAAAAAACTTAAAGGTTTTGATGAAGCTGATTGGGAATGGAACGGAGATAAAGGACTTTATTCTAAAGTAAACGAATCTAGAGTTGATAAAACTTCAGATCAAGATAGAATTTATTATGACTTTCTATTAACACTAAGAGATTCTGGTAAAACCAATATGTTTGGTGCAGCTCCATATTTACAAAAAGAGTTTGATCTTAGTAAAAGCGAAGCAAGAAATGTATTAGCAGAATGGATGAAATCATTTAATGAATCTAAAGTTAATGAAGCAGATGCTCAAAAACCAAGAGGCATAGATCAATTTGCAGAAGATATGGAATCTGATAAGATGAATCCAGAAATTCATTTAGCTACATTTAGTGGTAAATCATTCAAAGCACAATCAACTGATAAAACATGGGAAGACGGAGTACCTGTAACTAAGAACTTCACAAGAGGTGGTTATAAGTCTACGAGTCCTAAAGGAGAACACTATATAATTGAAACAGATAGATTCTGGTATTTCGTTATAGGAAGAATGTGGTTCGCTGTTAAAAGAGCAGATTACGGAACACCTCCATTTGAGTATTAAATCAAAATTATCAACTGTTCGTAAGTTTTACGAAAATAATTAGCCAAACATTTTTTTGTTTGGCTTTTTTTGTTTATATTAGTAGTATAATAAAACAAGTGATATTGTTATGTTTAGAATAATAGACAAATTGTCCTAGAATTTCTAAACAAAATGTCAAACCTTCATATAATAATAAACACGAGACATGAGTAAATTAAATATTTTAGCTGAAGCTAATAAAATTGTTAACGAGCGATCAGAAGAAAAGGCCAGACAATATGGTCCATTTGAAGAAGGTATGCGTAGAGCTGCTATGGTTTTCAATGGCATGACTGGTAAAGATCTTAACGGATCTGATATGTATGCTGCACTTGTTGCATTGAAATTAAGCCGACACTCTTATAACTATAAACAAGATAATCTATTAGATGCGGTTGCATATTTAGGTGCTCTTGATAATTATGTTGAAAAACATGGTTATGGTGAAACTGAAGATCCTATTAAATAATTACATATGACAGAATTCAAATATCTTACTGACTATATTTCAGATAAGTCTGCTAAAATTGGAATAGCAGCATTGGTTGGTAAATTAAGTCCAAAAATTAGCTCGCATAAATCAGGTTGGGCATTTCACCTAGCAAATCAATGTGTGAATGCTGGCTATGAAAACGTAGAAGTGATCACAGATATTACAACAAACTGGGATGACTTTGATGCAATTCTATTAGAACATGGTATGGAATTCAAAGGTACCTTCAATATATTCGGAGGCGCTAATGATGATTTATATCATCAAATCATGAGAATTTTTAGCAGTACGTTGATTTATTCTTTACATCATGACATGCCATGTATTGGCAAGTTGATTGATCAACGATTACATACTGGAACTGATTTGTTTAAACAATTAGGCGATGTACGACCGGATGGATATTCTCAAGTTGATCATATAAAGGAAATATGCGCTGTAGATATTCCAAGAATTGATTGCATTGAAAAAACTGATAAACTGTGCTTTGGTGATAGCCATTCATTTAGTCAGTATACACCAGGTTATATGACACAACGTCATGATGGTTTGACTATGCATGGCGCACTCAAAAAAGGTTTAGATGCATACATATACCCATGGGTCAAATCTCTTAGGGTTTACATGGGCAACATTGATGTGCGACACCATTTAATGAGACAAAGTAACCCGTCAGCTTCAGTTAAAACAATACTAATTGACTTTGAAAATGAACTACGTGAAATGTACGAACGTGGAATAAAAGAAATAGAAGTTGTTCATGTATTACCAATTGAAAATGAAAGTAGAGCTTTACCAAAAACAGGGTATTATAAAGATACACCATTTGCAGGAACATGGGCACAAAGAACTGCATTGGTCAAAGAAATCAATGATGGTATAGACAGTATGTGTGAAAGAAATAATTGGCAATCACATAAACATCCAGAAGTTTATTATAATTCTAAAAATGAATTAACATTTGACGTAATGGAAAAGCCAAAATCAGTTCATATCGCCAGGGAATATTACAGATGGGATTTAACCAGTAATGAACCTAATGCTAAATTAATTAAACAAACTATGTCACTTTTTTAAAATATGAAAAAATACAAAATACTCATCACACCACATGACGACACTAAAGAATCTTATTCGTTTGAAATAAAAACAAAGGATATAGAGTGGGTTATGGAACAATATCAAAGAAATAGAAATCCATTCAAATGGAAAATCATAGAATAAGATGGAAATAAAAACTACTAAATATTACGATGAGTTTTTGAGATACTTTGAACTTGCTAAGAAACAGCAAGAGCTTAGTAACTTAGGTATTGTACCACATGAAGAAAGCGGCATGAATGATCCTTTAATGGAACACGTGCACTTATATGATGTAGTGGAAAGAAAATATGCAGGTTTTAGTCAGATCATAAACGATTGTTTTTATGGTTGGACAGAAGATCATCCATATTGGGAACACATGAAAGCCGGCAAAATATTCCCTCAAAGAGAAGAAGTTGCCAAAAACTGGACTGGAAAGCACAAAGACTTTGGATTAGAAGAATGGTTATATCTGTTTATTCTACATCGAGTTTGTGGTAGTGCAATTAATTATGCTACCAAACCATCTGGTTATCACAACACAGTTATCTTTGCATTACATGAATGTAAAACAATTGAAGAAATGTGCGAGGTTATTAAATATCATCCTACGCCATTTTATACTTCAGTTGGTTATCAGTTTCCAGCATTTCCTAAACCACCAAAGCCTTCAGGTAATGAAGATAGTTTTGTAGGTATGGAATCGTTTACAGAACCTGAATATGTTTACAAAAGAGGCGGAGATTATTTCTTATGTGAATTTGCACCAAGACTTTCAAGAGACTTAGCTGTCTTTTTAAGAAGTGACGGTAAAAAAGATTTAAGAGAGATCGGAGAATGGATGTTTAAGTGGAATGCTGATAATGGCCTAAGAGCTTATAGATTCCAGTATGCTGCAGTTCTTGCAGATTTAGCAGATTGGTATCCAGAATATGTAAACAGAGAATCAATGTTTTATTATGGTACAAATGCAGTAGAATGCATTGGATATCTTGCAGATCCTGTTGAAAAGAAAGGTAAAAAGAGTGAAGAATTCTTGGATGCAGTAATGACAAGAATATACGAAGATACAGGAAGCTTACCATATAATGCTGAAGATGTAGCATGTGATTTTATTAGATGGATTGAAAACTATTTAAGACCGGGCGCGGCATATAATCATATAGACTTTGATGGTATTTGGAACAGTTCATTTATATTAGATCATCCATATGGAAGACAGAAAGCGATGTTAGAATTAGGTCTAGTAGACACATTCAATGGTATCACATCATTTCCATCAGATGACAAAGTTATAGCATCTGTTAACCTAACGGCCGCCGAATATAAAAGCAAAATAAATAGTATACTACCAACGACATATGAATAAAGAACAAGAATTGGAAAAGGATACGAAACTTATAATTGAATTTAATCCAAAAAATGGTTCAAGTAATGCAAACTTTTTAAAAAATAGTTTGTTTGAATTTAACGGAAATGACAAAATGAACAAACACAATATATCATATAAAGGCACTTCTGAAATCCTAATGAAAAAGGGAAAACCAATGGAAAGTTGGATGAAGGATTGGACTCAAGAAGAAAGATTTGATAAATTCTTTGAATTCTGTCATGCTTTTGATAAGAGACAAGACAGCTTACTTTTAGAAGATTACCAAATATTCTCACATAGATTACACTGGCATGAACATCCATATTGTTATATGATGAAACATGAAACAGATTTAGAAAAGCTATTATATTATACAATAGTATTTTCTTTTAGTAATGAACATTGGGGAACTATTAATAGATTGATCAATGACGGTGAAGTAAAAACAAGAAAACACTTTGTTGAAAACAGACATGCTCGTAATGATCTATTTCAAATATATTATCCAAAGGGCACAATAGTTAAGGATTGGTTATTAGAAGGACCTAAAAAAGCAGCCAAAGATATGGCTCATATTTTAGAGAATTTAGAAAGACCATACACTATGATGGAATTTGCTAAAATATTAGAAGCTTATTTTAAAGAACATCAAAACTTTAGAAGTCCATTATATCCATGTAAAAACACTGCAAGATATGTTGCAATGAGTAGACCGGATCTAGTTGATCCAGAATCAGTGCTTTTTGGTGGAACTGGACATTTTGATGGTATGATGCAAATCTTTGGAGGACCAAACTTAAATGGTAAAGTAAAATACTCAATTGACGAAGATGGTCAATTTATAGCAGAGAATAAACATGCTGAAGAATGGATTAGACAAATGCAAGTTTTATCAGATCATCCAAGTAATCCAATGACTACTCAAACGATGTTAAATGTAGAGGATAAAACATGTTTTTTTTACAAACACATCGCAATCAGTCATGGTATTAAATCTCCCACTAAAAGAATTCCATATACTTGGATCTTTGATGGAGCATTTAATTTAGCAAAACATCCAACAGAGGATGTTATCGTAAACGCAGAAACAACACGTCACATTTGGGGTAAGAATTACCCTAACGAATAAATACAAACAAGATGAAAAATAAAGCAGATGATGCATGGCAAATTCTAAGAATTCAAGGAGAATTTACAAAAGGATTTGACACTTTTAATGAAATAGATGTACCATGTGTATCGATATTCGGAAGTGCAAGAACAAAACAAGGTAGTAAATGGTATAACGAAGCAAGAGAATTTGCTAAGCTTATATCATGTGAAGGATTCGGAGTAATTACAGGCGGAGGTCCAGGAATAATGGCTGCAGCAAATCACGGAGCTCATGAAGTTTCAGGTAATTCTATAGGAATTGGCATTGAATTGCCATTTGAATCAGGTATGAACAAATATGTTGATTTAGGAATGGAATGCAGATACTTTTTTACAAGAAAGGTAATGTTCTTAAAATATTCGCAAGGATTCGTTGTATTTCCAGGAGGACTTGGAACTCTAGATGAATTATTTGAAGCAATTACATTAGCTCAATGTGGTCACAACGTAAAATACCCAATAGTATTAGTTGGAAAAGATTATTGGTCAGGATTAATTGATTGGCTAAAAGATACTGTATTGGAAAGTAATAAAATGAGTCCATCGGATTTTGACTTATTTAGAATCGTAGATACTGCAGTGGAAGCAAGAGATAAAATTATGGAATATCACAATAAGGAAATGACCGCACCTGGTTATTTAGGTAGCAACAAAACAAACTTTTAAAATATGGCACATAACAAACACACAAAAAGTCTAATGAATCAAGATATTAATCTGATGATGCCAAATCGTCAAGCTTGGTTAGATTTAGCAGGAGATTGGAAAGATCCATTTTCAGAACCAGTTATCACAGAACATGATGGATTTAAAGTCGTAAGAGAAGATTTAATGGGATTTGGTTCTAAATGCAGGTTTGGTGATATCTTAGTTCAATCAGCACCAACAGATACATTAGTATATGTACAGCCAAGGTGTGGATTTGCAGGTATATCACTTGCATATCTTGCAGAAAAATACAATAAAAAATTAGTATTATTTAGTCCATCACAAAAAGAAATTTCAGATCATCAAGCGATATGTATTGAACGTGGAGCAGAAATGAAATTTAAAAGAGTTGCTGCTATGCCAAACCTTAACGCACATGCTAAAAGATGGGCAGAAGATAACAACGCAACGTTTATTCCACTAGGACTTAAGCACGAATTAGTTACAGCAGCCGCAGTGAAAGTTGCATATGATCTTGCAGAAAAACACGGATATCCAGAAGAAGTTTGGTCAGCAATTTCTACAGGAGTATTACAAAGATCATTACAGATTGCATGGCCTGATGCAGATTTTCATGCAGTTGCAGTTGCTCGTAATATCAAAACAGGTGAAAGAGGTAGAGCTGAAATGTGGTCTCATCCTAAACCATTTAATCAAAACGTAAGTCTTGATCAAATGCCACCATTTCCAAGTGCATATAACTACGATGCAAAAGCATGGGAATTTATGAAGAAACATGGAAAACCAGGAGCATGGTTCTGGAATGTAGGTGGAGATCCTAGACCAGAATCTGATCAAACAAAAATTATAACAGACTCTCAAAGAGAATGGGGACAAATTCTAGAAATGGACAGATAATAGTTGAAACTATTAATCAAATACACATATTATTAATATAACAAAAAATACAAAATGGCAAATATAGACAATGAATGCAAAGATCTTGAAGTAAAAGACTTTTACACCAAATCAACAACACATTTAGCAGACATCATGGAAAACCAAAAAAAGATGCAAGAGCAGACTTATGGTTTTAACTTTGAAGATATGACGTTACGAGAGGTAATGAATTTCTGGCATGTTAACACTCACGCAGTAGTTGATGAGATACATGAAATGACAGATGCACTTGGAGGTATTAAAGATGGTTCTGGAAATGCAGTCTGGAAATACTGGAAAAAAGACTTTACAAAATATGATACGATGAAAGTATCAGATCTTTCCGAAGGTGATAAGAAAGAATTATTTATGGAATGGGTAGATATTCTCCATTTCTTTATTAACTATGCAGCTTCTATTGGCTTGGATGCAAAAACAGCATACAACTATTATTTCGCTAAAGCAGAAGAAAATGTAAATCGCCAAAAAAACAACTACTAAATGCTATTAGATATTGAGCAAACCGACAGGGAACTAATTATTTCTTACTACGACAAAGAGGGCAAAGTATCATTTAAAAGATATGGCGTTAATCAATTCCAAAATTGGGTAGTAACTAAAGATACTGATAAACACAAAGATGCAACATATAGAAATTGGGATGGTAGAGCTCTAAAAAGAGGTTACGCTAAATCATTCAACAAGTTTAGTTTATTATATTTCATGGATTCTCTACCAGAAAAAGACAGGGAAGAGATCTACGAATTTAATATGCCACGAACGTACTTTGTAGATATTGAAACAGAAATAGTTGATGGTTTCCCAAAAGCAGAAGAAGCTAAAACTAGAATTCTATCGTTTTCAATAATTACACCAGAACGTAAAGCAATTGTATTAGGATTAGAAGACATGTCTCAGGAAGATATGAAGAAAATACAGGCAGATACCAACAAACATTTCAAAGACTACGACCAAGATTGGGAATTCTCATATCATAAATTTGATAATGAGTATAATATGTTATATACGTTTTTGCATAAGTTTTTACCTAAGTTCCCAATGATGACAGGGTGGAATTTCATCAACTATGATTGGCAGTATATAGTCAATAGATGTAAACGATTACAGATCGATATGGAGCAAGTGGCAATCACTGGTGCGTTAGATAGAAAGGATAGTCGTCCATTACATATGGGTATTTTAGATTACATGCAATTATATGACAAATATGATAGATCGGTTGCTGTTAAAGAATCTAATTCATTAGACTTTGTTTCAGGAGCAGTTTTAGATGTTAAGAAAATTAAATATTCTGGAGGACTTCAAGAACTATATGAAAATGATTTTACTAAGTACATTTATTACAACGTAGTCGATTCATGTTTAGTATACTATATAGATCAACAGTTAAAATCGATGGAAGTTCTTTTAACTCTAGCAACCATTACTAAGATGCCATTATATAAAGCATCATCACCTGTTGCGATTACAGAATCACTACTTGCAAGAAAACTTGCAGAACAGAATAAAAAGATTGGTGTAGAATATGGTAAAGCCGATGCTCTTAAAGAAGGTAAATTCGAAGGAGCTTTCGTTAAGCAACCAATTGTTGGATATTATAGTGGAGTAAGTGCATTTGATTTTGCATCGCTATATCCTTCAATAATGAGACAATTTAATATTTCCCCCGAATCATATGTTGAGCAAGTACCTGAAGCAGAAATTCCAACAAGACGAAAAGACAAAAAGGTAATTGTCTGTGAAAACGGAGTGGTATTCAAAAAAGAAGATTCTATTCTTAAAAAAATATTAGCAGATTTATATGAGCAAAGAAAGGACTATAAAAAGACCTCTTATGCGTATTACGAGAAGGCTGCTAAGCTAGAAAAGAAATTAAAAAAATTAAATAGAATTAAATAATACTTACATTGTATATTTAGTTGATATATAATTAACATCAAAACACTTAACACTTATATGAGCGATATTTTTCAAAAAAGAGTAAACATTTTACCATATCAATATCCACAGCTTTTGGCATATAAAGATGCTATCAGACATTCTTATTGGATACATACAGAATTTAATTTTACAACAGATATCGATGACTTTAAAACTAAGATTTCAACCAAAGAACGAGAAGTTATTAAAAGATCAATGCTTGCGATTGCGCAAATAGAGGTAAATGTTAAAACTTTCTGGGCAGATCTTTATAAAAGAATGCCAATTACAGAAATCGGAGATGTTGGAATGACATTTGCAGAATCTGAAGTAAGACATAAAGATGCATATGCACAGTTACTATTAATCTTAGGACTTGAAAAAGAGTTCGAACATGTTGTAGAGATTCCTGCAATTAAAGACAGAATTGCATACTTGACTAAATATTTAGATGGAACAAGAAGCAGAGACAATAAAATGTACACAAAATCAGTGTTATTATTTTCTTTATTCATTGAACATGTAAGTTTGTTTAGTCAATTCTTTATTATGATGTCTTTCAATAAAGAGAAGAATCTTTTTAAAGGTATTTCTAATGTTGTCGAAGCTACAAGTAAAGAAGAAGAAATTCATGGAAACTTTGGATCTGAATTGATCAATATTATTAAAGAAGAGAATCCTGAATGGTTCGATGAAGAATTCGAACAACTAATAGATTCAGCATGTAAAAAAGCATATGTAGCAGAATGCAAAATATTAGATTGGATATTTGAAAAAGGTGAACTTGATTTCTTATCTAAAGAAAATATTAAAAACTTTATTAAAAACAGATTTAACAATTCATTAAATAGAATTGGAATGAAATCAATATTTGATATTGATCTTATTGAATTAGAAAAATCATTATGGTTTGACGTAGAGATACTATCAACTAAAGAAGGCGATTTCTTTTATAAGAAAAGCGTAGATTACAACAAGAAGTCTAAGTCAATAACTGAAGACGATTTATTTTAAAATTATTAAAAAACTAAAACACATGGAATACGAAAAGAATTACTGGCTTAACGAAGACAGTAGGCAATTTCTTTCAAGGGGTTATATTGACGAAACCCCAGAGCAAAGAATTAAAGATGTCGCAAATACAGCAGAGAGATATTTAAAAATTGATGGATTTGCGAGAAAGTTCGAAGATTATATGGAACGCGGATTCTATAGTTTATCAACTCCAGTTTGGATCAACTTTGGAAAAGATAAAGGACTTCCTGTTAGTTGCTATGGATCAAACGTTGATGATACATTAGATAGCATCTTAAATGGAAGTAGAGAAATAGGAATGATGTCAAAATACGGAGGAGGAACTTCTGTATATTTAGGAAATATTAGATCAAGAGGAACTAATATTTCAACAGGAGGTACAGCAGATGGACCAGTACACTATGCTAGAATGTATGATACAACAGTTGATGTATGTAAACAATCAGAAGCAAGACGTGGAGCATGTGCAGCTTGGTTACCAGTAGAACACAATGATATTTTAGAATTCTTAGATATTGGTAGTGAAGGTAATCCTATTCAAAACTTACAATTCGGAGTTACTGTTGGTGATGAATGGATTGCAGAAATGAAAGCTGGAGATTCTGATAAGCGTAAAATATGGGCAAAGATTATTCAAAAGAGAAATGAATTTGGCTTTCCTTATATTATGTTTAAAGATAATTCAAACAACAATTCACCATATAAAGAATTAGGTTTAGAAATCACAGCATCTAATTTATGTAGTGAGATTCAGTTACCAACAGATTCTTTTAATTCATTCGTATGTTGCTTAGGTTCTATTAACCTTTTACACTGGGATGAAATTAAAGATACTGATGCAATCGAAACATACACATTATTCTTAAATGCAGTAATGGATGAATTCGTTAAGAAATCTACAAATATGCCAGGTATGGCAAGAGCACATCGTTTTGCTGAACAACACAGAGCATTGGGATTAGGCGTACTTGGATACCACTCGTTATTTCAATCTAAATTAATTACATTTGATTCTATTCAAGCAAAGGGATTAAATCATGATATATTTAGTACTTTAAAAGAAAGAAGTGAAAAAGCATCTAAATGGTTACATGACGAAAGAGGTTACAGATCAATTAGACCTGGATTTGCAAACACAACATTGCTTGCAGTTGCACCAACTAAATCAAGTTCTTTTATATTAGGACAAGTTTCTATGGGTATTGAACCAATCAAATCTAATTATTTTATTAAAGATTTGGCAAAGTCAAAGACTATCTATAAGAACCCATTCCTTATTGAAGAATTAATCAAATATGATTTAAATACTCCACAAGTTTGGGAAGATATTTTAAAAAGAGATGGATCTGTCCAACACTTAGACTTTCCAACTAAAGAAGTTTTCAAATCATTTGTTGAGTTATCTCCAAAAGAAATCGTATTACAAGCGGCACAGAGACAAAAGTTCATTGATCAATCACAATCGTTAAACATTATGATACATCCAAGCGTACCAGCAAAGGATATTAATCAATTGTATTTATATGCACATGAAGAAGGCGTTAAGACGCTTTACTATCAATTTAGTCAAAGTTCAGCGCAATCATTTGCAAGAGATATTCTTGAATGTTCAAGTTGCGAGGGTTAAAATAAAGGTGTGGTTTGAATACCACTCTTAGGACCGAAACTAGTTTTCGGATAGAAGCCGGGGGTTCGCTACTTCCCGGCTTCGTTTTGTTTAAAGAAAAATAGATATATAACCTAATAATACAACAAACAAAACAAAACAATTATGAAACACGTAAAATTATTTGAAGCATTTGCTTCAACAGTAAACGAAGCAAAATCTTATAAGAAAGAATTCAAAGAGATCAAAGATTACTTCTATAATGTAACGCTAGACGGAAACCAAATAACAGTATGGGATTTTGAAGAAAACAAAGACTACGCAGTGGTATTCACATGGTATCCTGAAGAAGAAACAGCAAATGGTGAAGACCAAAGGATTGCAAG